CCAATGTTCCACGTGGATCATCTGGTTTCGCCATGTTTGATGCTGTGCCTAACGCCTCAATCTTTGATGATCCAATCCACCAGAGCTACAATAAGAGTATCGCGGGCAAATACCTTGGCGGCCTAGAGCGGGGCATACCCCCCGAGATAATGTTCCCAGATACTTTTGATATGCTTTCAAAGTCGGTTAATAAGGCTGGCAAGTTGTTCCCCTACAACCAGCAGGTTGGTGCTTTGGAGCGCCGCCACTTGTTTGAGAGCATGACTGACGAAAAGGTTGATGCTATGAACAGGTTTATGAACCAAAATTACGGCACAGATTACGCTGACGGTGGTTCTGTGGACAAAATAGACATATTTGGGTACAACATGGGCGGATCTGTCGGTGAAATGATGGGTCGAGAGTCCTCTTTGAAGCTAACACCCGAGAATATGGCCTATATCGCTGCACAACTTCCCGTTGGTGCTGGCACTCTCGATGCGTTAGGCCAAATGCGAGCCATGGGCTCTGGCGACCGCATATTTGCGGATCAAAACAATCTTTCACTGTCTCGGAACCTTGACGAAGGAAACTATCTTGATGCGGGATTCCAAGGTATGGGGCTTGTTGGTGATGCCCTCTCAGTTATGGGACCAGTTGGTCTGGGCGTGGGCTCCGCACTCAAGCTACCCCGAGCACTGCAAAAGATGAGTCGCCTCGATAACGCCGCAGATAGCTCTGGGATTGCGTCAATCGATCAGATAGCGGCTATTGCTCCTGACGGTATAGAAAGTGTTGACGCCGCTAGACTTGCGGCGATTGATGCGGGTGATGCGGCGCCAAACATTGATGAGTTTATTCCTAACGATCCAGATCTTGCTGATTTGCAGAATTTTCTCAACACAGCCAAGCTAGATCCCGAGAGCGCCGTGGCTGTTCAAAATCACCCCGCCATTACTCGCGTCGTATCTGAGATGCACACGATGCCAGAAACGCAATTTGCGGATGGTTACGGCACCGACAAATATTTTCAGGAGCGCCAGTTCTCATTCAAGAACCCCGACGATAGCGTTACAGAGATCGTTGGCTTGGATGATGCGGTAGACAGAATGTACGATAATCTAAAGGCGCTGGGATGGACGGACGAGAAGATGGCGTATAACGGTTCGGTGAAAGGTGGATTTGAGAACCCCACGGCGACAATAATTCTAGGACCGCCCGCTTCAGGCAAAAGCTCTGTCGCCAACCCTTTGGCCCGCAAATTGAACGCCGCGATATTAGACCCCGACGAAGTCAAGAAGGCGATGCCTGAGTTTGCTGGCGGGGTCGGCAGTAACGCCACTCACGTTGAATCAAAACGTATAACTAAAGATATTCGTAATCTAATGATTGCCAATAGAAACAACATTGTCATCCCAACCGTCGGGGCTAACCCACAAAAAATCATGGGGGAGATCAAGGCTTACAAAGATGCGGGATATCAAGTAAATCTGGTTGATGTTGTGGTGCCGAAAGAAGAGGCACTTAGACGAATGTTGCTTCGATTTATTAAAAGCGGAAAGTTAATACCACCAGAATATATGGGCGAAGTGGGCGACCTTCCGTCGCTTACTTATGATATACTTAGAAAAGAAGGAGTAGCAGATGGCTATGCGAGGATCGACAACTCAGTTGGGATTGAAGTCCCTAAACCGCTCATCGAAGACACCGCAGACATCTTCACGGATGCCGAGATTCGACTTCAACGCGGCAGATGATGAGGGAGAAAGACAAGCAGACTCGCTCCAAGATAAAGCTATGGTGGAGCGAGTGCTTAAAAGAATTCGTGCAAGGGAAAGGGGTTAGGCGACGCGATCTCTCGCGCCGTCTTCGGCAATATAATAAATGCTATAGGGCGTCTTTTCAGACTTTAGTTTCTTTGCCCGCCTAGCAATTGTTTCATAATTATCCTCTGAAACCGAGTGCGTTACAACGTACCCAGCGCCGCTTGAGGCCCTGATAAATTCTTCAAGCTCGTATCTGTCAGCCATTTTTCTTTAGCTCCCTTAAGATCTCTCGTAAAAGCTCGACAATCTCTTTCTGGTTGGCGAGCACAATTTCAGCATCTTCTTTATCTAACTCAACAATAATCTTACTCACTGACCTGCTCTCCAGCCCTGCGACTCTTCTGGTGGAATATTCATCACTCGCTCATACGAGTTTAACACCAGTTCATCTAAAGTAGGCCCAAGATACCTGCATATCTCCCTGCGCAATCCCTGCCCAATTGAGTCTGGTGGCAGATCTTCGGCGTACAGTTCGTGCAAGAAATCCTCCGGCCCCATAATACTGGCAGGCAAAACGTCGTCCCACCAGCTAGGCATTGCCTTCAGAAATTCATAGCACAGGTAATCCGTGTCAATCTCGTTGAGATCCGCAAAGTCACCCTCAAAACTATTGCGACGAGAAATAATGACATCAACGGCATTGTCGATTGATTCCAAAAGCTCATAAGTAGTCCCGATCATTTTCCTTCCTCGTAATTTTTACAGCCCTGTATCCAAGTGTTGACGATATATCTAGCTTCGTCCGATATTCCGTGATGACGGGTCAGGGCTTTTTTGTAAACACGCATTTCCTGCGTCTTAGTCATCTCCGGCTTAATTGCAGTCGCCCTTGTTGCAGCTAGGGTTCTAAAATAATTTTGCATATTGTCTCTCCAAAATGCCCCCCCGTAGGGAGCCGGTTGTATTAAACCTTACCACACTCTATGAAACCATCTTGAATTTCAGCGTAGACCGCTTCCCAGTATTCAGACTTGGGTTGAGTTGGGTTAACGAACCAAGTCGGGAAACACATCACCTTGCCGCCACTATTCCCAAACACCAATTCTGAATCTTCCTCAAGCCAGAAGTCTGTCCTATATTCCCCGCACTCATCGTCATGGACTAGCTCGATGCTTGGGTGGATTTTAGAAACAGCTTTTAAGACCGTTGCTTTCGTAAATGTTTTCATAATGTATCCCTTAATTAATTGAAGCCCCCGAAGGGGCGGTTAACTAAAAGTTGTAATCGTAAAAGGCGTAAGGCGCGGTGGCTAATGCGAATCTCTGTCCATTCGCGGTCCAAGCCTCTGGATTGTTCTTCTTCTTTCTGATTCTAACCACTGGTGCGCTCGGGTCGCTTTCGTAAGTCACTTTCTGGTTGCGCTGGTTGACAACGTGGCCACAAAATCCTCCGGCTACCTGCTCTAAGTGGCTGATGTCGTGCTTGGTCTCCATCTTGCGCACCTCGACAGTCTTGTCGCTTACAACTTTGACGATCTCGTAAGCGTGAACGTCGCTGTATCCGAACATGCAAACGTGGGTGAAGTTCTTGACCTCTTCAGTAATGCGAAAATTTACGTTAGCCTGAAGTTCAGCAATATAGTCTTTTGCTTCCTCAGGACCCTCTGCCACGCGCTCCTGCTCTTCAGCAAGGTACTTCTCCCATCCCGCCATCTCTTCGGCCATCTTAGCTTCGGCCTCGGCGCGATCAGTCATCTTGTCGTTGCGAGTGTTGCAAGTCCAACCCCAGACGCCCACACCCTCGGGGCTATTGGGAACCATCTGCTCGACGTTGTAATAAGTAGTCTCGATCATTGCCTCATTCCTCTTATTGGTTAATTACCCTACATACATATAATAGCACATATCGTGTCGATGTACACCTTTATGCACATTATTTTTATACCCATAGTAATATAAAAAGATTTACTTATAGAAATAAGGTCTTTAAATAGTTGTATACAAAGTTGTACATCGACACGATATGTGTATAATGGGAACTGTTGAGAGAGAATTCATTTTTTACTGGAGATTGATATGAACGATAGAGAAAAGCTGTTGAGCCGAGTGCAGAAACTGCTGGCTATGGCCAAGCACTCCGCGTCTAACGAGAACGAGGCGTCGATAGCGCTGCGACGCGCCGAGGGCATGATGCGAAAGTACGACATTCAGTACGCCGAGCTCACCGCGCAGACGCTCAAGCAGGACGACATGGTCTCTGCGGAGACTGGTGAGGCCCGAAACTCTAGTTGGGTATGGAATCTGGCGTGGGCGGCATCATACATAACCAGCACGATGCCTACCAAGCGAAGCGGTGAGGTCAGGTTCTGCGGTACGCCAGAGGACACTCAGGTTGCGCTAATGATGTTTGACTACCTTGTCGGGGTGACTGAGAGACTGGCCAAGAAGTTTGAGGGCACGCGCAGAGGGCGCAACAGCTTCAAGATGGGGGTTGTGGAAGGAATCTTGGTCCAGTGCAGAGCAATTAAAGCCGAGCGAGAGGCGGAGCTCAGCAAAGCGACGACTGGTACAGATCTGGTTGTAGTAAAGAAAGACTTAATTGTGAAGCACTTCAATCTTCGATACGGGTCAGCTAGGTCCTATAGCGTCGGATGCAGCAGTTCTTACATGTCTGGATACGCCAAGGGTAAGAAGGTATCACTGAACAGCCAAGTCGGCTCAACCAAGCGAGCGATGATCGCTTAAACACCAACCGCCCCTTCGGGGGCAAACCTAAAGGTAAAGCAAAATGAAAATTTATATGACCCCTCCAAGTAGAGCCAAAAAAATCCATTTGGTTACGCTTAACGAAAGTCAATTAAACGATGAAGCTCTTTATGGACTGAATCGTGTAATAGTTGAATATTTAGAAGACATAAACAAAGAGTCTGGTTGGTCTATAAAATCTGAAGAGGAATAAAAATACGACTTTTTTAACTAAAGTGATGAGGCCGGTGAATACTGGACAGTAGATCTATTAAATTCATTGTAAGGTTTGATTTATTTGGTACAAACACTTGCACAACGACACGATATGTGAGACTATAGCAATGTAGTCAATCAATTGGAGAAAGTTATGGGATACACAGCAGGCGGAAGCGAGATCGAAAACCCAGAGGCGTATAGCAACGCTATCAAGCGCAACATTGTTGCCAACGCCCGCAAGACATGGTTTAAAACTGTGGAACGCGCTGGCGAGATCGAAATGTGGCTGAACCGCAACGGCGGTGACGGCAGCGACAGTTTCGCTGATAGCTTGGGCAACACGCTGTCCGATTACGGCAAGCTGTCACCAAAGCAGTGTGCGGCTGTCTTGAAGATCATTGACGGCAACATAGCCAAGAAGGCCGAGTGGGCGGCAAAGAGTGCTGCTGAGAACGCTGATGCAGAGGCTATCGTGAACGGCAAGCAGGCCATCACTGGTGAGGTCATTACTGTCAAGATTCAGGAAGGCTACTACGGCAATACCCTCAAGATGCTGGTCCGTGATGATCGAGGCTTTAAGGTTTGGGGCACTGTGCCTAGCTCACTGTCTGACGCGGCCTACGAGACTGAGACTACCGTCAACGGCAGTCGCGTTACCTTCTCTGCTACTGTTGAGGCCAGCGAAGACGATAACAAGTTCGGCTTTTACAAGAGACCAACCAAAGCAAAACTGATCGCCCCCAAGGGGGCATAGGAGAAATTATGTTTCACGCTAAATGTTCAGATCCAACCAGCGGCACTACGTTCGCTGTACTAAACGGCTTCGATCCAAGCAAGTACAAGACCTGCGCGGGCGCCGCCAAGGGATTTCACAAGGCACTTAAAGCCTACGCCAAAAAGGCTGGCTATAACACCGACTACGGTCCGACCCTGAGATCTCCCAGCGAGGAGGCTGAATACACCGGCTCTAAAAACTGGTCGGTAACTTGGGAAGATGGCCCCTACGAATGGGGAATCTGCACTTCCTTTGATGTGACCGGAGACTGGGGCTTCACCGAGCCGTACTACAGCTTCGATCTTCACTTTGCTCCAAAGTAAAAATGTTTAGGAAAAATGGTCGGCTTTCGCTGGCCGTTTTTGTATGCGCAGTGGCATAACGACACGATATGTGCTACAATGTAGCTTAATTAAGGAGGGAATGATGAGCGTTTTAGTTGAAAAGATAAATGTTTTTGCAAAAAAGTATGGGGTTCCGCCCAATGTGGCAATGATGCTGCCAGCGATATTCAAGAATGCGGCAGGCAAGGTTGATATGGATGTTGAGGATCTAGTGGATGTTGCGACAGAAAAGAATGCAGAGTTGGCATTGTATTTGATCACGATTGCCGATAAGTGCGCAAACAGCAAGGTTGGGATGGAGCGTTGGAATGATTTTATTAACAACAAGGGAGAAGCGGCATGACTAGCAAACAAAAAGCACTGAACGACCTGTTTTTTGCATTTCAAGATTTTAGAAAGTGGGATACATACGGCATAGCCTTTAAATTGATGGACCAAAGAAAGGTCCGCTTAATCGATATAAAAGATGTGGCTGCGCAGATAGGTATTTCGCCGGAAGTTATAGAAATGCGGCGAAGAGACTGGGTGTCGTTATGAGTAAGGGGCATCGTCAAAGAAAGGCAGACAAGGCCAAATTTGATTCTAGTTTTGACAGGATATTTGGTAGTGCTTCTGACACCGAGGCCGAGATTCGCAAAGAGCAGGAGCGAATTAAGGCTGTCGAGAAGCGATGGAAGGACAGGCGCGACCGAAGAGAGGGGAAAGAATAATGGCAAATGTATCAGAAACAGCAAAGCGCAAGAAAGTTTTTGCTAATCGTGTTAGTAGAGTTTGCAAGGTGCATGACATAGAAATTTTGTATGACGGAGTGCCGAAGAACTACGCTGGTGTTGAGCTAATAAAGAATGGGACCGTACTATTTGCGGATCGCTCAACCAATGGGCGCCCCCTTAATATTAACTGGGAGCGGCTTTACACCGAGCTTGTGGACTACGGCTACAAATGCCGAGAGAGGAGGGCTGCATGATCAAGCCGTTAAAGCAAATCAACAATATTTACGGATACGTGCGCGTTTCCACGAAAGAACAGGTGCGCAGCGGGGTTTCTATTGATGTTCAAAGGCAGCAGATTAGCGAATTTGTGAAGGAAAAGTATAACCGCGATGTGACCGACTTCTTTGTCGATGACGGG